GCGCGACCGCCGGCGCCGCTTGTACTCACAATACTCGCATTGACATTGATTGATGGCGTGTAGCTGAGGCCGTTGGACGTAGAAGTAAACTTTGCTGTAGAATCGAACGTTCTCTGATTGGTACTCAGATTATTTGCAGTAGCATTGAAGTTCGCCCAAGATCCGAAAGTGCGTTGATTGGAAGAAAGATTGTTGATAATGCTATTGAAGTTTGCCCACGATCCGAAAGTGCGTTGATTAGAAGAAAGATTGTTGCTACTGCTGTTGAAGTTCGCCGTAGACCCAAAGATTTTGCCTTTGTTCTTGAACCATTCGCTTTGGGTGCGATTATTGAAATTCGCCGTTGTTCCGAAGATTTTTCCATTCTCTTGAAACCATGTGCTTTGCTTTCTCGCGTTAAAGTTTGCGGTCGATTGGAAGGTTCTTTGCTCTGTTGTCAGATTCCGTTTCGTCCACTTAAAATCTGCATAAGAACCAAAAGTGCGCTGATCGCTGGTAAGGTTTCTCTTCGTCCATTTGAAGTCCGCATAAGAGCCAAAAGTCTTTTGCTCCTTCGTGAGGTCATCTTTTACCTTGTTAATCCCAGCAGTTATTTCACAAGAAAGATTCCCGTTGGAATCTACAGATATGCTACTATTAGATGAGGAAGAATGAACCTTCGGAGCAACCTTTACCTCTTCGATAGTCGCAACGAGCGGAATCGTTGGAATGTTGAGGTTAAACCTTTCATTCAAATCTGTAATAAAGCTGTTTACTCTTTGAATGAGAGGATTTAATACATTTTCAATAAATGTATTAAGAAGTCCGATTCCGAAATTCTTTATTGCGACCTCAAGTTCCGCTTTATTGGCATATCCAAGAGATTCTGCAAAACCTTGCAAAAACTTGTCCGTTATATGCTCGTCAAACCATTCCTTAACCATTTCCTTAATCGTTAAATCGGTTAGGAATACAGCGTCAAGAAGCTCCTTGATGGAAATTTTGTTGTCCCCGTTGTAATCATGCAGGCTATTTTTGAAGGCTTGGAAAAGGTCTGTTCCGATGTCAAAAACAAATTCAACGGCTACCTTTACTGTCGCGCCAGTAACCGCTCCGAGGGCTTCCGCAAGGGCTTCTATGACTTTTGTTGCTTCTCCCTCGTCAGAGAAAGCATCCTTGAGGTCAGCCCACATTTTGTCGGCGATGTCTCCCCAATCCTTTTTCTCAAAGAAGTCGGCGATTCCGCGAAACGCATTAGCAAGCGCATCTCCAAGGCCGCTCCCCTCGGAGACATCAACAATGTCGAACATATCCGCGATGTTCGGCGTAGACCCGCCTCCACCGCCACCGCCCTTGTTCGCATCGGGCAAACGGTTGAGTTCATCGAACGGCGCGAGGTACTTGAGAGCTTCTTTCGCCGCGCCGCCAGCCCCACCTGCCGCTTCGCCCCACTCCGTCCAAACATCCTTGGCTTTCATCCATGTGGAACTGCCTCCGAGTATTGCGATCAGACGAGTGATAGCAGCGGCGATAGCGTTGACAATGCTGATGACTTGCACAAGCACAGGCGTAAGCGCGGTAATCAGACCGCCGAAAGCCGCGCCCATTTGGTTCTTCATGGTGAGGCTCTTCGTGGCGATGGTATCCAAACTCGCCGCGAGTTCACCGCCAATTCCCTTGCTGAACTCATAGGCGTTCTTTAAGCCCTCTTGAAACGCAGAGCCGATTGCTTTCAACGCGGAACGAATCAAGCGGTACTTCAAGATGCGGAACACGGAGGACATGAACGCGCCCATTTTCGGGGTCTGCTTCTTCGCCTCTTCTCCGATGCTCTTGATGCCCTGCTTTGCGGAATCAGAAGCGGGTTTGATGTTGGCAATAGCGCGTGTTGAAGCGGCAATGTCTTTGATACCTTGCGCCGCGGCTTCGATGTTGGAAAAATCAATAAGCGAAATTTGAGACAGCCACATTGCCGCATCAGCAAGTGCTTGAGGATTAGAAGTAATCTTGCTGATAGATTTCATAGCAGACGCAGCACTCTTGAATCCATCAAGGGACTTCGCCGCTTTTCCCAACTCGCGCAAAGCGAGGGAGGCTGTGAACGCTTTGATACCGCCAATGTTTTTTAGCGCATCGCCAATTGAACGAAGCCCCGATGCCGCTTTTGTTAACCTCGCACTATTGGAAAGAGCGGTGTTTAGTTGTGATAAGTTGTCTATTAGTCTGTCAATAGACGCGGATGCTTTGTCGGCATTACCTTTAATCGTAAATTCGATTCCGTTAAGGCTTACATCCGGCATCGCTATCCACCTCTCTTTCTTCGTGTTTCTTTTCGTTGAAAGCCTTTGCGAAAGCCGCTACCTTTTCGCGGATGCGCTCATACCGCTCACGCTCTTCCTGTTCCTTGCGCCGTTTGATGTCCTCTTCAAAGATGTCATACGGCTCGGTGCGGAAGTTTTGCGGTCTGCTCGGTTTCATGCCCCTAAACAGCGATGACGCACAGCATAGTGCTTCGTAGAAGTACGCCGCTTGGATGTGCATGAAAGCGTTGCGCTCTTTCAAGGCCAGTTTGTGCGCTTCTCTGTATGCCCTGTGTGCGGATACATCCCCGTCCCAAAACTGATCGTAGGACATCCCGTAGGACATATAGACAGGGCAAGCCCTCTCAAAGACCTCAACTAACGACAAAGGAGGAGCGGCGTTCGTGCCGCCAACTCCTCCCATAATTGCGGACGGTTCGCTGTCGTTTACGAAATCGTCCAGTTCGCGTTTCCCTTTTCGTCCTCGTCCTCATCGACAAGGGCGTTGCAAGCCTCCGCATACATTTCGGCAAGTGCCGTAATGAAAGCGTTCTTTTGCGTAATCGCCGCATAAATCTCTTCGGCCTGTTTGCGGGTGATGTTCTTGTGGTGACGGGTGAAAGCCCAGTACACCAGTTTCGGAATCATCAGCGCGGGTTTATCTCCCAGCTCGTCAAGGACGAAGCCATCGGCGTTCGCGTTCCCCGCCGTCCGAAGCGTGTATTCCAGTTCGTACTCCTTGCCCTCATGCGTAAAGCAGATTTTCTTGCTCATCCTCAAACTCCTTGTCGATGATTAGATTTGCCGATTACGAGGAACTGCCGACCGTGAAGGTCATATCAGAACAGGGAACGACATGGATCTGCATCTCACGCGCCTCGTCCACGCCCTTGCCAACGATGCCGACCTTGAGCATACCCTTGAAAGTCCACTTGCCGTCCACGCCGTTGGGGGTGACCGTGCCGCCGGACTTCGTGCCACCAAACCAAATGGCGAGGTTATGCTCCGCGCCATCATCGTAGCTCTTGACGGTCTGATAGTCGGTAGCCGTGTAGTTGCAAGTGAACGCCATATCGCCGCCCGTATCGAGCAGACCCATGATGTAGGTGTGCATCTCGTTTTGCAGAGAAGTAACATCAATGGTGTTCACATTGTTGAGGAAATCGGGGTAGTCCTTGATCGGCACAATGTCAGTCCAAGTAGTGCCGTCCGTGGAGTGCATGAGGAAGGTCATGTAGGTGTTCATTGCCATGACGAATTACTCTCCTTATACTCTGTATAGCGTCTGACCATCAGTTTCAGCGCGGTAACGGGCGGTCAGACGATAGTACCCGCTATCCTCCATAGGAATCGGATTGAGAGACAGGCGCATGAAGTTCATATCGAACATTATCTTGTCGATAACGCCCATGACTTCCTTGCACTTGCTCTTTTTGCCTGTTTGCAAGTTGGAATAAACATCCACTTGGAACATCACGGTGGCGAAGCGTTCCGTCAGCGTGTTGTCCTGTTTGCGTGGGGACGAAAAACTGTCCATCTGCACGATGCTCACCGCAAGGGGCTTTGCCGGAGTAGGCGCGGGTTCGGATGTCACATAGATCCCCGAATAAGCGTCTTTGAGAGCCGTGGCAATCGGACTATAAACTTTTGCTTCAATTTCAATCAAAGCGCGAATACCTCCTTAACCACTCTCTCAAGTTCCAACTCAAGTTCCTTGACGGTGTTGTACATCGGCATATTCGGCGGGTTGCCGTGCGAGTGCTTGCCGTGCGCGTAGTACCATCCGTTCGGGTCATTCCAATGCCCCTTGCCGGGATATGTCCCTGGGCCGAGGCCGTGTGGTTCGGGATGCCCGTAACCGATAAGGCCGCTGCCAAACTCAACAAACAGCACGGTAGCACCGCTTGCCTTGACCTTGTAGCCACCATCGCAAGGCTCTACGCTAATCACATGGTCTTCATTGCCGTCATAGTAAGCCGCAGCGAAGTTGACCTCCGCTTTTGTTGCCCCCATATCGGAAAGCCGCTTGCACAGCTCTTCCGACTTGCGCTTGAGCCATCGGTCATACTCTTTCAGCCCATTTTGAAGCTGATTGATGCCATTAATCGAAAGGTCAATGTTGTAGACCCTTTTCACGCGCTCACCGTCCCGCCGCTCGTCCTGTCAATCTCCGCAAGAGCGAGTGCGACTTGGTTGATAGTACGCGCCACGCCCGTGCATCGGTAGTTGTGTTCCTCGGTCGCGGGGTCGGTTTCAAACCAAAAGACAGTATCGGTGTCGAACGGAGTATCAAGGTCATCGGTCACGGCTACCTTGGTGAAAGGAGTGTCTATGCCGAATAGTTCAATCTCCGCTCGTCCCTTTCCACCCGAAATGTTCATCCGTGCGGTAACGAGTTCGCCGTAGCTTGCGCTTTGTTCACCCGTCAAATTTC